AACTATAAGGCAGATGATATATTAAACGAAACTAAGATTCAAGACTTATTGTTTTTAGAAAATCGTGATAGAATTTATGATCCTGATATCTACGAACTTCGAGGAGTTTATAACGTAGGTGATCAAGACTTCGACTTAACACAATTTGGATTATTCTTAAGTGCCGATACCATTTATATTAGCTTTCATACTAATGATATGGTCGACCGTATGGGCAGGAAACTTATGGCCGGAGATGTTATTGAATTGCCGCATATTCGTGATGATTTGTTATTAGATGAAAGCAAACCTGCTATTAATAAGTTTTATGTTATTCAAGATGCTAGTCGTGCCGCAGAAGGTTTTAGTCAAACTTGGTATCCGCACATTTGGCGTATCAAAGCCAGCCCAATGACTGATGCACAAGAATACAGAGATATTTTAAGTCAAACTTCAGATAATGGTGTTGATACATTAAAAGATGCGTTAAGCACTTATCAGAAAGAATTAGAAATTAGTAATGCAATTATTCGACGAGGTGAACAACTTGCTCCTACTATTTTAGATGATGGAAGCAATATATTACAAGATACAACTAAAGCATATCAAGCAGATGCCGATCCAACATACAATCATGGCGAGTCATTAAATTCTGGATTAAGTTTTCCATTAAATCCTCATCAGGGAGATTTCTTTTTACGTACTGACTATACTCCAGCGGCATTATTTGCTTATCGCGGAACCCGTTGGCAACGCATCACAACACAAAATGGTCCTGTAAATTTACAGGATCAGGTATTGAATGGTGCTAGCTTTATTAATAACAATGCTGTCACAGTTATCGGCAATCAAGAAGTACCAGAACGTCAAGCACTGAGCCAAATCGTCAGACCTAAAACAGATTTCTAATTATGCATATATATAAAATTACAAACTCAGATAAGGAGGCTTCGGTTTAACACCGTTGTTATACTATCAATTATTTTTATGACGAACAAATAAGAAAATACCTAACACAATTTATGCGTATACTGGGTGGCTTTAGTGTAAAGACTGGTAAAGATCGTAATGGTGCTGAAGCTTATATTCAAGTTCCAGTACGTTATGGTGACATTAATCGTATGGCAGCTCACATATTAAAAAACCAAAGTGAGAACATGATGAATACTGTTCCATTTATTAGTTGCTATGTAACTGATATGACTATCAGTTCTGAAAGAAGAACTAACCCTACTCATGTCAGCAAAGTTCAAGTATATGAAAAGAAGTTTGATCCTGCATCTGGACTATATGTCGACGGTGAAGTAGGCAATACTTATACTATAGAACGCTATATGCCTGTACCTTACGACTTAACTGTTCAAGTTGATATATGGACTAGTAATACTGAACAAAAACTACAATTACTAGAACAACTTCTAGTTTTATTCAATCCTAGTATTAATTTAAAAGTCAACGACAATCCTTTTGATTGGTCAAACTTAACTTATACAGAATTAGTCAACGTTGTATGGAGTGTGCGTCAAGTACCGCAAGGCACTGATGATATTATTGATGTAGCGGCTTTAAACTTTACTATACCTATTTTAATTAATCCTCCAGCAAAACTTAAACGCCAAACTCTTATACACACTATCTTAACAGAAATACGTAGACAAAAAGATGGAGATGATTTAGATTGGGTGCCAGGCGACGCTATTCCTAACAAAGAATGGGTAGTAGTAACATTTGATAATTTAAAATTACAAGTTAGAATAGAAGAAGACAGAGCAATTATTCTTAATAGTTCCGGTGGCACAACAAATGATGATGGGGACCCTTTAACATGGGCCGACGCATTAAAGCCATATGGAGAATTGCGATTAGGTATTAGTAATATCAGATTGCGAAGAGGCAGTGATCCTGGTGATTTTAGTCAAGATATAGTTGCTGTTATAGATGACATAGATATTGCAAATCCTAATATTGCTTACATTTCTGTTGATACGGCAACACTACCAAATACTACGGTGCCAGCAGTCGATGCAATTATTAATCCAACTAGAAGTGCACCGGGTAAAAACTTAGCGGCTGCAACAACCGGGCAACGATATCTTGTGTTAGAAGATGTTCCAGAAACATCGGTATGGGGTATAACAACTGCTCAAGCTAATGATATTATACAATACAACGGAAGTAGTTGGACTGTTAGTTTCAGTAGCATAAGTAATAACAATGCCGTAGTGTTAAATACAACAACAGGATTGTACTATGAGTGGCGTGAAGGTCAATGGATCAGCGCAATAGAAGGTACATATCAAAACGGATGGTGGAGATTATATTTGTGAAGCAGTTTCGTGGAGTAGGTGCAATTATTGTTAGTGAACAAACAGGCAATGTTATGACAGTATTACGTTCAGCACAAGAAAGTCATCCCAACACTTGGACATTTGCCGGCGGCAAAGTTGAACAAGCCGAAAGTCCTGTTAATGCACTTATTAGAGAATTAGACGAAGAATTAAAACTTACAAAGTTTAAAAAAATAATACCTTTACATAGATATCAAAGTAGAAGCAACGATTTTGTATATGATACATATATCGTTTTAGTTAATAAAGAATTTATACCCGAGTTAAACTGGGAAAATAGCGGATATGCTTGGACTAACATAGATGGTTTGCCCAGTCCTTTACATCCGAAAACTAGAAAGATGATTAGTTCTTCTAGATTGATAACTAAGTTTAAGAATTTTTATAACTGGGTTGACAAGAAAAATGGCAGCAGAGATAATACAATTCCCCAAGAAGAATCAACCTCTTAAAGTTGCAAAGTCCGTAGACTTGCATTACTGCTGGGATTGCAGGTTAAACAACCCTTTGCTCAATAGTATTTTTAAAACAGAAGTTTGTTATGTAGAAAGATGGTTTTTACAAACTCGTCACTTACTAAACAATGAAGAAGTAGATCATCCTCTTATTAAAACATTACTGAATAATGAAGATTCTACTTTAGACTTGTTAATAAAGAATACTGAAAAAGATTTAGCAGTTCAGCGGTACTTTGCTGATGTAGCATATAAAGATGCTACCGATGTCAACATCAGCAAATTAAATCGATGGTTAGTTAAGTGGCAAGGCTTACAACAATATCGTCAGCGTTCTTAAATTCTTTAAGACCTAAATGCCCTATTTCAAAACTTACCTTAACATCTAACCATACTGGTATGTTGTTATTTTTACAGTTTCTAAAAAATTCAATATCTTCGCCTGTGTAGTGTCCGTCATAAAAGCCTAGTATAAACCAAGGTAAATCTAATTCATCAAATACCGATAGTTCTATTAAACAAAATCCCAAGGCCATTGCTTCTACTTGTATATGACTATCGGTTTGCTCGTGTAACTTTACATGAGTATTCCAGTCGTCGATCTTATGCCATGCTGTAGAAACAACAGGTTCAATTCTTTTACTATAGGCCGCGCCAACAACCGGTTCATTAAAATTTATTAGTTCTATTACATGACTAGGTTTAAAAACAATGTCACTGTCAATAAACATAACATGAGTAGCACCCCATTCTTGAGCAGCTTTAATTAACTCATGTCGCTGATTAGCGATTAAAGTACCTGGACTTAAAAACAAAGTATGTTCTATTCCTGCTTTAGATAATGCTTTACCTAAGTTGTACAGACTAAAAGCACATCTACTATGCATTTGTTCTCTAGTAGGAATACATATAGCAATTTTACGAGGTTGCATTACTTAATCTTTTTTAGTACTAGTGTAGTAGGTGTTCCATTGCTTTCAGTGGGTAAACCAGCATTAGCATATTCTTCATGCTCGTCTACTCCGATTTCAACTTCAGCTTGCATTGTTGCTTGTTTAATTTTATTAGCCAATGCCACACAAATTTGTGTTGCTTTAACATACAAATCTTCTGGTAACTTTACCATTTTAGTCATTGTATCTACACTTGGTTTGCCGTAAGTAAGGAGTTCTATGGCAGCAATTTTCCCTAACTGTTCTGCCCAATGATCTCTTTCCATCATTTCCCAATTGGAAACTTTGGCTTGTAGTTCTGATAGATCTTGATCCAATAAGAATTGTTCTAATCTATTTTTTTCTTCTTGTAAACATTTTGTTTCGAATTGGCGGTTTTCAGTTAAAAGATCACTGTCAATTTTTCTAACTCTATTTACGACTTCGATTATATACCTAACATATGAACCACCTGATTTGGCTTGAAAGTTTTCACGCTCAAATTCACTTAGTGTGTTATATGGACATAGCTCAAATAATTTGTTTAGTTGTTCATTCATAAAAATACCTCAATGTGTTAGCACTGAGGTATTTATATCGATACTTCTTAATAAAGAGTTTAGAAGTTGTAAGGTGTAGTTGCGCCACCGAAAGTAGATGACAAACTAATTTGTGTACCTGTTGATTTACCTTTATAAGGGCCAAGTGTCGAACTTAAAGTAAGATTAGATCCTGCTGATGCAGTTATATTGCTATAACCTTTCTGTACTTTTCCCATTGTAATTTCTGAACCAGTTGCTGGTAATAAAGCCATTTAAAATCTCCTGTTGAATTATTTATCGTAAATAATGTCTTAGACTTATAAGAAGGAAGTTTCCTCCCTTCTTATTTTACAAATTAATGTAAAGTCTTTTTAACATCCTTACGAAGTTCTTCAATCATAGCTTGTTGCTCTTTAATAGCTTCAACTAGAACGGATACAACTTTGTCATAACGAATAGTTTTGTAACCAGCTAATCCAGATTGTGTTACCAATTCTGGCATAACTGCTTCAACTTCACCAGCTAATAAGCCGATTTGATTGTCATAACGTGAAACACCTAATTCGTGAGCTAGTTCGTTGGCCTTGTATGTGTAACCACCAATTGCCATAACTTTACTCAACGCATCTTGAATTGGATTAATGTCCATCTTCAAACGTTCGTCTGAGAAGTAAGCTGTAATCTCGCCTGTTGCTGTAATACCACCAGTTACTGTTAAAGCACCTGTTGATACTGCACCAGATACTGTTAAACCAGTTAGTGTACCAACGCTAGTAATATTAGGTTGTGCGGCTGTTGTTACTGTACTAGCTGTACCAGTTACATTACCACTTACGTTACCTGACAATGTAGCTGTAATTGTACCAGCAGTAAAGTTACCACTTGCATCACGTGCAACAATAGCACTTGCTGTATTAGCACTTGTGGCTGTTGTAGCTGAATTGCTTACTTTACCAGCTGTGCTGATTGTTGATAATTTAGTATCAGCAATACTACCAGCTAACATTCCATTTGTAACTGCTAAAGCAGAAATTGAAGACGCTGATGATACGCTACCAGATCCATCAAATGCCAAACTGGTCCAAACTACATCACCGCTCATAGCAATAGTTCTTGCTGTTGCCAATGCTGTTGCTGTACTTGCGTTACCAGTTAATGCGGCTGTAATTGTACCAGCAGTAAAGTTACCACTTGCATCACGTGCAACAATAGCACTTGCTGTATTAGCACTTGCGGCTGTTGTAGCAGAGTTGCTTACTTTACCAGCTGTAGCGATTGTTGCTAATTTAGTATCAGCAATGGCTGCGGCTGAATTAATATCAGCATTAACAATAGTGTCATTGGCAATCATAGTACTTGTAACTGTACCTGTATCACCGGTTGTAACAACTGTACCTGCTGTAGCTGGGAATAAAATTGATGTTGTTCCTGCAACTGCTGGAGCTGTCAATGTAATTGCACCGCTAGTTGAACCTGGTAATGCAACGCTTGCCATTGAAACACCAGTACCGCTAGCAGAAAGAGAAGCTGTGCCTAGTTTAATTGTAGAACCACTTAGATACAAATCACGGAATTTGTAAGTTGCGCTACCTAAGTCATATGCAACGTCTGTTGATGGAATTAAGTGACCACCAATAGTTGCGGCATTAATTGTTGGACTTGTTAGAGTCTTATTAGTCAATGTTTGCGTACCAGTTAATGTAGCAACTGTGCTATCGATAGCAACTGCTGTACCTGTTACTGTAATACCAGTACCAGCTGTAACAACTGTAATTGCGGCACTGCCATCAAAACTTACGCCCTGTATAGCACGAGCTGTTGCTAATGTAGTAGCTGTACTTGCATTACCAGTTAAAGCACCAGTAAAGCCTGTAGATGTAACACTTGTTAAACCAGCCAATGTAGTTGAAGTAGCACCCAACGAAGTTGATGTTGAGCCAATTGTAACTGTGCTGTTGCTTAAAGAACTATTAGGAATACTACCCAAGCTAAAAGCACCAGTTGTACTATTATAACTAACACCAGTTCCACTTGAGGCACTTAATGCGCCACGAGCACGGGTTGTTGTGTGATATTGGTTTGTTGAACCTTCCACTAAACCATCAGTGTTAACTGCGATTGGGTTGTAAACAGCGCCATCATTGGTGAATGTCCAAGTATCTGAACCTTCATTCCAACGAATTTGTACGTTTGTATCATCGCCACGTTCAACTTCAATGCCAGCGTTTTGAGTGGCTGAGCCTGTTGCATCACTGTTCAATGTGATAATATTGTCTGCTAAACTGATTGTGTTAGAGTTAACACTTGTTGTTGTACCGCTAACTGTAAAGTTACCAGCAACTACTACGCCTGTTGCATCAACTGTCAATGCTGTCGAGCCGTCAACTGTAACTGTTACTGTACCAGTACCGCTATCAACTACGGCAATGTTTGTGTTACCTTGTGCAATGCTTGATGTACTTACTGCACTAATAGCTGTATCAACATATAATTTTGTAGCGGCATCACCGTTGGCACTAGGAGCACCAAGACCGATAACTTTGTTACCGTTCATTTCAATGCTGTCACCAAAGTTAACTTTGACACCTGCGCTGTCAGTAATGTTCTTACCGGCTGCGATTTGCAATGTACCGTCAATGTTAATGTTTGTTGTACTAGAACCTAACTGTAAAATACCTGCACCAAGTGTTTTAATTCGAATATTTTGGTCAGCATCGGCACTAAATGTAATAGTACCTGTATCGTCTTCTAAAACTTTACTTCCGTTAACATACAAAGAACCTGGACCGACATAAATGTCTTTCCACTGCTTAGTTGAACTACCTAAGTCATATGTAACGTCTGCACTAGGAATAATGTCACCAGCAATGCTAGGAATACCACCTGTTAGTGTCAAGTTAACAAACGTTGGGCTACCTGCTGTAGTTAATGTCTGTGTTGTGCTGATTGCACCAGTACCACTATTATAAGTAATACCAGAACCTGCACTGATTGCGGCTCTTGCGCGAGTATTTGTAAAATATTGATTACCGTTTTCAGCAACATCGCCTGTGTCGATTGTTACTGCTCCTGTTTCACCGTTAACGCTTGTTACGCCACCGATTTGAACAACGCTTGCTGTTCCGTTATCTTTTTTGATGTAAATTAAGCCATCATACGTATTGATAGCTATCTCGCCTAATGCTAACTGACCCGTCGTTGGTACCTTCGACGGTGTTGCACTACGCTTTAAAATAATTGTATTTGCCATGTTGAGTATATACCCCTTTTAGTTCGAACTAGTGGACTAAATCGATTTCCACGCTCGATAGTATTTAGCCAAAACCAGCTATAGTAGTAAATATATAAGGATTATTTTAGAATTCGCCGCCGTCGACGCTAATGTCAACTTCAGAAATAGAGTTAATTTCTCCAGTTTCGTCTAGTGCTAGAATGACTGTTTTACCGGCAGAACCGTATGTTCCACTTACATCGGTTGCATTAATCCTGCTTTCTTTAGAAAAAACTATTGCAGTTGTGCCAGGAGTGATTACTCCTTGTGTTATTAAAGTCCAAGAGCTTTTACCTAATGTATTGCCTTCTTCAACATAAACTTTATTTCCTGCACTGAGTTCAAATATGCTGTCAGCATCAGTTGACCTAGTAAGTTTATTAGATGCAGATGACCAAGAATAAATGCCGTTTTGACTTTGATTAGATTGCCCTAATAGTAAAACTCTATCTTTGTCTGCTAATGTAATACCATCAACTGTAGATACTGTGCCTGCTACAGTTATATTAGAACGTGTGGCTACTCTTACACTATCCTTATAATCAGATACTGCACTGACAAAATTTTTACCCCTAAATATTGGCATCTAAATATATTCCCGTTAATCTTACGATTAGTATATGTTATTTATACTTAAATACAAAACAGAAAAGGTGTCCGAAGACACCTTTTCATAGTTTATTAATACCGTTAAGTATTAATATGTACCACCGTCGATGTTGCTAGATTCGTTTAGAACACCACCAGCTGTCAAGCTAGAAGTAGAACTTACGCGAACGAAGATAAAATCGTTGGTTTCTGGAGCGGTATCAAACACAATACTTGTTACATTACTAACTGTACTTAGTGTATAAGAGTATGTAGGCGCTTGAATTAAACCGTTAATAAACACTTGCGTGTTATCAATTGAGCTTACTTCGACTCCAGTGCTGAAGCTAGTTGCTGTACCGTCACCAGTAAAGTTTAATGTAGTAGCTGTAACGGCAATGTTCTGTGGAACAAATTCGCTTAATGCTGTACTCCAAACTAATGTATAACCGTCTTGTAAAGCTTCTGTCTTATTAACATCGCTTAAATCACGGATACTTGCGGCTGCAATACGATCATCTGCACGAGTATTAGTATAGTACAAGTTAGTAGCACCTTCAGTGATTGCATCAGTTGTAGGCTTTGCAAACGTTAATACACCAGTAGCAGAACTGTAATCTAAAATGTCAGTATCATCACTAGTTAAAGTAATGGCTGCACGAGCCTGAGCATTAGTAAAGTACTTGTTAGTTGAAGTTGTATCAAGAACGTCATCTGTTGTCAATACTACATCACCAGTTTGTGTGTTAACACTCCAAACAGCGGCTTGTGTACTAATAATACCTGTTGTTGCATCATAGTCGATGTTAGCACCATTGCTGATACTATTACGAGCACGAGTTGTTGTAAAATAGAAGTTTGTTGGACCTTCTGCAATTTCATCTGTATTAACAGTTGACAATGTGAATGTGAACACACCAGTTGTATTATTATAAGCTAATGCATCACTGTTGTCAGTTGTTAAGCTAATTGCAGTACGAGCACGAGTATTTGTGAAGTACTGGTTTGTTGCACCTTCAGTTACATCATCTGTGTCTGGCGCACTAATTGTAATAACACCTGATGTATTATCATAACTTAGGTTGCCCCAACCACTTGCGCTAATACTTAGACGAGCACGGCTGTCTAAATAGTACAAGTTTGTTGTGCCTTCTTGAACTTCGTCTGTATCAATACCAGATAAGTCAAAGTCAAATATACCAGTTGCTGGATCATAGCTCAATGTATTAGCATCGCTTGTTGTCAAACTAACTGCATTACGAGCGCGACTGTCTAAGAAATACTTATTAGTAGTACCTTCACTAATATCATCAGTGTCTAATGAATCACTAGCACCTAGAGCAATACTAGCACCGTTGATTGTGATACTGCTGTTAGTCAATGAAGCATTCGGAATACTTGCTAAAGCAAATACGCCTGTTCCACTAGTATATGTAATACCTGTATTACTTGTAGCACTGAAGTGAGCTCGAGTATCGGCTGCACTTGGACCAGTAAAGCTAATAACACCAGTTGTATTATCATATGTTAAGTTGCCATCGCCACTAACTTTAGTTGCGCTGATTGCTAAACGATAATCGACATCATCTGGACCAGTGTAGCTGAATACGCCTGTTGCACTGTCGTAGCTGAAGTTTCCATCACCGCTGACTTTAGTGGCACTTACTTCACCACGGATGTCTGCACTTGTAACTTTAGCAAATGTAACTGCACCAGTTACACTACTATAACTTAAACCACCAAAACCTGTACCACTTGTTGTTGCACTCAAATGAGCACGAACTTCAGTTGCACTTGGACCTGTGTATGTGAATACACCAGTTGCTTGATCATAGCTGAATGAACCATCACCACCTGCATCTGTTGCACTTACTGCCTGACGTACACGAGCGGCAGTAGCGTACAAGTTTGTTGTACCTTCTGTCAATGTGTCAGTTGTGTGGTTGCTGATATCGCTAACTGTACCTGTAACATTACCTGTAACATTACCTGTTAGGTTGCCTGTTACATTACCAGTTACGTTACCTGTTACATTACCTGTTAGGTTACCGCTGAAGCCTGTGTTAGCAGTAATTGTAGTACCAGTAACAGTTGACGGAGTTGTTGCACCGATAGTTGTACCATCGATAGCGCCGCCGTTAACATCAATACCAGAGAATGTGCTTGTACCAGTGCTTGTTATGTTACCTGTAACATTACCTGTAACATTACCTGTAACATTACCAGTTACATCACCAGTTACATCACCAGTTAAGTCACCAGTGAACGTAGGAGCTGTTAGGCTTGTTGTTACGCTTAAACCACCTGTAACGTTAACGTCTTTATTAAGGTTCCAGCTGTTTGTACCGCTTGCGTAAGTGATAGTAGCACTGGCACCATCAATAGTTAAACCTGCACCGTTGGCTGCGGCTGCGTTTGCGGCACCTTTGGCCAATGTCAAGTTAATGTCATTGATTTCAACTGTTGTTGATTGGATAGCTGTTAAAGTACCTTGTACTGTTAAGTCACCAGCAACTGTCATGTTATTGAATGTAACGTTGTCGGTTGTACCAACTGCTTGACCAATTTCAATAACACCTGTACCAGCAGTATATGTTACACCTGTACCACCACTTAGTACGTTACGAGCACGACTTTGTGTAAAGTACTGTGTGCCGCTTGTTGCTGTTGCACTTGGATCTTCAGCTAAACCGCTTGTGTCTTCGGCAGCAAATGCTGTGTCAAAACGTGCCTGTGTGTAGTACAAGTTTGTACCTTCGGCTAAATCACCTGTGTCTGATGCAGCCAAAGCTGTATCAAAACGTGCTTGAGTCCAGTACTTGTTTGTAGCACCTTCGGCAATGTCATCAGAGTCTAATGTATCAGTACCGCCCAAAGCAATAGTAGCACCGTTGATTGTGATACTGCTGTTTACCAAACTTGCGTTTGGAATACTTGCTAGAGCAATAGTACCAGTTGCGCTGTCATATGTTACACCAGAAGCTGTTGTAGCATTGATTTCACCACGAACGTTTGCACTTGTTACTTTTGCATAAGTGAAAGCACCAGTTGCGCTGTCATATGTTAGGCCACCAAAGCCAGTACCACTTGTAGCGGCACTTACTTCACCACGAACATTTGCACTTGTTACTTTAGCGTAAGTGAAAGCACCAGTTGTATTGTCATATGTTAAATCACCAAAACCAGTACCACTTGTAGCGGCACTTAAATGAGCGCGAACTTCAGTTGCACTTGGACCTGTGTATGTGAATACACCAGTTGCACTGTCATATGATAAATTACCATCACCACTAGCACGAAGAGCACTTACTGCACCACGGTAGTTAGTGTTTGTTGGACCATCATAGCTGAATACGCCAGTTGCACTGCTGTATTGTAAATCACCGTCACCACTTACATGGTTGGCACTTACTGCACCACGGTAATCTGTATCATCAGGACCTGTGTAACTGAATGTACCAGTTGTGTTGTCATAGCTGAATGCACCATCACCACTTACTTTAGTTGCACTAACTGCGGTGCGAGAACGAACATCAGTGTAATACAAGTTTGTTGCGCCTTCAGTTACATCATCTGTATCTGGAGCACTAATTGTAATAACACCTGTGCTATTGTTATAGCTTAAATTACCCCAACCAGCTGTGCTAATACTAGCGCGAGCGCGGCTGTCTAAGTAGTACAAGTTCGTTGAACCTTCAGCAACATCATCAGTAGTTTGACTACCTAAGCTGAATGTGAATTCACCAGTTGCTGAATCATAATCCAAAACACTTGTGTTATCACTAGTTAAGCTAACTGCTAAACGAGCACGACTGTTTAAGAAATACAAGTTTGTTGAACCTTCTGTTACACCGTCAGTTGTTGGTGTAGAATAGCTAAAGTTACCAGTTCCACTGTTATAGCTAATATCGCCACTGGCACTTACGGCTGCACGAACACGAGTATTTGTGTAATATTGATTTACACTGCCTTCGGCAATAGCATCTGTATTTGGTTTTGCAAAAGTAAACGTACCAGTTGCAGAAACATAGCTAAGAATGTTTGTATCATTAGATGTTAAACTTATTGCACTAGCCGCACGAAGTGCTGTATGATATAAGTTTGTACTACCTTCGTTAATATCATCTGTGTCTAATACAACGTCACCAGTTTGAGTATTAACACTCCATACTGCTGCCTGTGTACTAATAATACCAGTGCCGCTGTCATAAGCAATGTTAGAACCAGCACTTACTGCACCACGAGCACGGGCTGTTGTGTGATATTGATTTGTTGCACCTTCAACAATTTTGTCTGTATCTGGTGTTGTGAATGTAAATTCACCGTTGATAGCACTATAAGCAATAATCTGAGCATCATCGCTGTTCATACTAATACTATTACGAGCACGAGTTTGACTGAAGTATAAGTTTGTGCTACCTTCTAATACACCATCACTATTTGGGTGATTGTATGAAAATTGTCCAGTTGCACTATCATAGTCTAAAACATTGGTATTGTCACTAGATAATGTTATTAGATTTTTTACACGAGCTGCTGTATAGTATAAGTTCGTTGAACCTTCTGTTACATCATCTGTACTGTAAATCATCTGTGCGTCGACTAAGTCATCAACATATTTCTTTGTTGCGGCACTTAAATTTGCTGTAGGTGCGCCTGACAATGTCAACTCGCCTGTCATTGCTGTGCTACCGTCTAAGGCAACTTTTGTAGCAATACTGTTTGTTATTGTTGTAGAAAAACTAGCATCATCGTTAATAGCTTGTGCTAATTCATTTAACGTATCTAGTAATCCTGGTGCAGAATCAACTAATTCAGCAAGAGCTGTTCTAACATACGCTGTACTTGCTAATTGCGTAGTATTAACGTTTTGAGCGGCAGTTGCCGCTGTTGGTTGACCACGTAGGTCAACGTTGTCCATAATGGAACTTGACCTGGCTTTAATTAATGGCATTTTTTTATCCTCAAAATTAAATCTCTATTGAGATTCGTTAGGCCTGATTAATGTCTGTACCTAGCGACGTTGCTAATTCACCCAATGTATTCAATAAATCAGGAGCAGAACTAATTAAGTTGTTTATCTCCTGATTTACTAATTGAGTAGTAGCGATTTCGGAATATTGATTCGATGTAGTTGGAATTCCACGTAGATTTACGCTTTCGGTTATAGAACTAGATTTCAACTTTATCAAAGGCATCGAATCAACTCCTTGGCATGTTTAAGTTTGGTGCCACCAACTAGAGAATAACTTCATATGACAAGTAGCCAATAATTTTTTGTTATATTAACAAGACCATCACTAGCTACTACTGTAATTTCGTATCGACTAGGGCTACTATTATTAGGAGCAGTTCCTACGATACTTGTTCCGCTTACTGACAACCAGCTAATTGCGGACTCGCCTGCATTAGCAGGTTGTATAGTTATACTTGTACTATTATTTACTCCAAGTACAAAATTAATGCTGTCTCCAGCTCTAAAACGACCGATATATGATGTGCTGTTTGTAAAGCCAGGTTTACTAGCACCGTAATTAATTAAATTTTTATAAACATATTCATTACCGCTAACATCTATCAGTGTTAAATCTTGTGGTGTTGTCCATATGGAACCGAACACTTGACTTGTTTCAACCATAAGTTGAAGGATATTTTCACTAGGATAATCTATCCTAGTTATCGCTTGGGTGCCAATTTTAGCACCTGTACCGTATGCAATATCTAAACATACGACTGAAATTGTTGTAAAAGAACCTAGTGTACTATAAGATATATCAGTTACTTTTGGTCTAGGTCTATCGCTGGTTGTATTGCTTCTAAGAATACGTACCTGAATTCTATCACCAATTGCCGGTGCTTCATCAAATGCAATAGTAGTTCCATCTATTATATTGTAGCTATAATATGGCTCTTGTGTAATACCATTAATAGATACAACTAACAGATTAGGACTACTCACACTAGTTTGAATATCAAATTCTAATGTCGTATCATCTCCTGTAAAGTTTTTTGTTATCGGAGTTAATGCATTTGTTTGGCTTCTAAATACTCCAAGGCTAGTATCATAGACTAAAACTTCACCCGTAACCGGGCTTGTTACTATTACATCAGTAAGATCATTTAATTGTAAATTATTGATAGTAGTGTTTAAGCTAGTATCTGTTTGACTGATTTGACTATCAACATAGTCTTTGTTAGTTAATAAACGCCACGTACTGCCATCAAAAAATTCTGGATTAAATAATTCGTTAGAATATCGTAGCTGACCTTCTTCGCCTGTGGGACGTTGTATAGAGTCTCCGGTAGGCAATTTTAACGCACCTTGAGCATTAATTTCTAATACACCACTTTCAGGTGTCAATGTTTCGTTTGGGTGATTTATTTTAATTGCCATATATTCTCTTATATTAAAACAACATCGACAACTGCTGTCCATGCTATTGTATCTGTTCCTACACCTGTACAATTCACTGTCATCTCTCCGTTGGCATCAAAACTTATTGTTGGTTCTGTAAAGTTATTAGTATCTACAAATGTGTTAACTACATAACCAGATACTGTTGTTGTACCTTGTAAATAACAACCTTTAATTTCGTATGCCGCTGTATTAGTACCTTTACCAACAATGTATGCTGTAAAAAATACAGTTGAATCTGTTGTATATTTTAATCCGTCTCTATCTAATAATCCCGTCGATGCTGTATTAATAGTAATGCCTGACAAAGTTGCTCGTTGATTTTTAATACCAATTTTAAATCGATCTGTTGTTGTGCCGTGCAATTTTGTATATACATCTGTCATTATTATTTGTTCCAACTATTAAGAATCATTTCCTCTATCTTATTTATTAGATTTTGGCCGGGTTCGGCATTTTGCCATTTGCTTTCTGGACAAACAGAACTAGCAAACATTGCCTTTGCTGGCATATAACAGCCACATTCTTTACACGTTTTTATTGTTTGATTAAAATTGTTGCAGTTATTACAAATAGATAAACGAAATAATTTAACTTCTTCACTCACAGTTTTTAACATAGTAATACTAATCCTTATTATCATCAATATTATCAGCTACTGACCATCTTTTATTTGGACAAAATGATAATGCAAACTTTGTTTTTGCTGGCATATAGCAATTACATATCTTGCATGTATTAAAGGTTGTATTTAACTGATCGCAACTTTTACAGATAGCAAAACGTAATAATCTAATTTCTTCAGTTACTGTTTTAAACATAATATTATTTATTTTTAATAGACATTAAAAAAGGACTCCGAAGAGTCCTTTTTGTAGTAAAAATAATTCTTTCGAATTACATGTACTTGACATCGCCAATAGCAATTTTGCCTAGGTAGTCGGCAGCATTACCAAGAGATGATGCTGTGTTTGTTAGTTCTACATAACCATAACGTGTCATGAAAGAAACTACTGGTTCCATTGTTGCTGGGTCAAGAACAACACCAGAACTCATCAATGGAATGTATGGGCAATAGAAAGCTGCCGCGTCCATTTCGTTAGGGCCTTTATAACCAACTAACAATGGAGCAGTTGCGCTTGCATAGCTGTTTACATAAACTTTAACAGAACTATTCAATGTACCAGCAAACTTTGTATTTGTTGGAGCTTCGAATGTACCTTCTGTTGTACGAGCAAATGCGCTTGTAGTAGCAGATTGTAAAACTGTCAATGCTGTTGGGCTAACAACAACGAAGTTACCAGCACCACGACGTGTACGTTGAGCAATACGGTTAGCAACATCATTGATCATGATTGCTAATACAGCGTGTTGGTCACCAACGAAAGTTTGTGTACCAGTGAAAGTACCAGCTGTTTGGTCAAACGTGTGAGTAGCCGTACCAGCCAATGTTGCTAGACTTGCTAACAATTCTTGGTCGATTTCAGCTGTGATTTCTTGAGCCAATGCAGCCATAATTTCTGCTTCAACATCCAAACCGTGCATTGCTTGTGCATCTTGCGCGGCTTCGAATGTCCAACGAGCGGACATCTTACGTGTTTTAGCTTCAACAGTTTGCTTCAATACTTGAATGCTTAACTTGTTACCTGGTGTACCTTCTAAAGTACTTGTAGCTTCGGCTTTACCGTTGCTAGCACCAGAGTATGCTGTAGCGATATCAAATGGGCTTAGTG